CAGACACAGGAGCTGGCATCTACGACAGAGGCAGGGCTTGCTGAGAATAACCAGAATACGCCTGTCGGTACTACGATTGCGTTACTTGAGGTATCGCACAGGGTGCAATCGGCAATAATGAGAACCGTTCATAGTAGTTTTAGCGAAGAATTACAGCTTTTTTATCGGATGTTTTATCGGCAAGAAGACAAAGCGGTCAATATTATCCCGACTTCCGACCCGTCCGTTGAATCTTCGACGCAAAGAATTATCAAGGCAGAGAGCCTGCTTAAAATAGCAAGCGGTAATCCCGAGCTACATAATATGCGAGAGGTATACTTAAAGGTTTATCAGGGACTCGGTATTAAAGACATTGATAAGATACTGCTACCTGAAGTACCGCCGGAGCAGACAGGAGAGCAGCAGCAACCTATAGACCCTGCCCTGCAGGTACAGATTGCCGATATTGAGCAGAGGAGGCTTGAAGTAGAGTCAAAAGAACGGCTAGCTCACTTAAATATTGAAGCTGACGGCTATAAAACTCAAATGAGTATCGAGCTCGATAAGGAAAAACTGGAACAAGAGAAGTATTTAGCTGAATTAAAAGTTAACCAGCAACAACAACTTGCCGAGCAGAAATATCAAATTGAACTTTTAAAACTCCAGTTAAACGAGAAGGAAAAAGTAATAGACGTACTAACCAAAGAGCAGGAAATAACACGTGCAAACGAGCTTGAATTACTAAAGCTGGAATACAAAGCAAAAGAAGCTGAGTTAAAAGCTCAAGTAGAAGCGCTACGGTCGCAAATTTTATCCATACCAAAAAAAGAAGAGGTAATTTATGAATAGGCATACAAGAGAACTGGCACTAAAAAAAATGAAAGAATGTCGGCAACCGGAAAAATACGCAGCAGCAGCAGCAGCTAAGATCAGAAAAGGAGTTTGTAGTCAAAAAGGTAAGGCACTTAAGGAGAAGAAGTAGGATGTTTGGGGCTAAAGGTAATCTAGTAAAGCTAATTAGCGATGAAATTAATGCCCAGACAGGGGCGTTAATCGATCCTACGTCCATTAACTCACTTCATGAGTACAAGTACTGTATCGGCGTTATTAAGGGCTTGGAGACTGCCCTTGAGATATTTAACGAATATTTAATTGAGGTAGAACAAGATGATTAACTATAAATCACAGGATTTTAAAACGGAGGGTATTGATCTGCAAGCTTTTAATAAGGAGGTAATGATTGAAAAGTTCAAGGAAGTATCCGTTACCGGCATTAATGTATTAATACTTATTTACAAACCGCCCGTGGAAGAAGTTACAAGAGGCGGAATTATAAAACCGCCGAGTAGCATAGAGGATGACCTGGAATACAACTCGATGGTCGGGATGGTATTAAAGCTCGGTCCTGATAGTTATAAGGGTGATCAGTTTCCAAGCGGTCCTTATGCTCGAGAGGGGGATTGGGTCATATTCCCTAGAGGCTCGTCTTTGCAGTCAAAATATGAGGGTGAGCCGATAATTATGGTAGAGGATTTTAAAATCAAACTGCTAGTCGATAATCCATCAAAAGTATCAAGGTAAGAATATGTTTAAAATAGATATTGAAAATACAAGCGACTTAAACGCTGCTATTCCACCTTTAAAAGAAGCAACTGAAAATAAAGATTCAAAGGAAGAAGCCAGCGAGGCAGAAGTCAAAACTAAAGACTTGGAGCAAGGGTCGCAGGGCTTAGAAGGCGAGGATGATAAAAGCGATATTCCCGAGGATACCCCAAAACTGGAGGAAAAACCCGTTAAAACTTCTGGCCTTGAAAAAGATAAGGAGAAATACTGGTCTAAATTAAAAAAAGAACGGGAAGAGAAGACAAGGCTTGCCGAGCAGTTAGAGCAGTTACAGCAAGAAAAACTACAAATGGAGCAGATGCTCAGCCAAGCTATTAATACCGGTTCTACCCATTATAAGAACAATGTTGCCGGCGAACTTGAAATGGCTCAGGCACGGCTTCAATTAGCATTGGAAAGCGGAGATGCTGCCGGGGTTAGCAGAGCTACTGCGGACATTTCAAAGGCGACCCATGCCTTGAATGAGGCATCTAGAATAACCAGTTTCCCGCCAAACAAATATTCTGAAGAAGAGCTTAATCAGATTAGGGCAAGAGAATATGAAGATAGATTATATAGCTGGCTTGATAATAATCCCGAGGTAGATAAAAACGCTCCCGAATATGACGAGAAGCTAGCGGCGTCAGTATTATCCTTTATCAGGAAGTTAGACCGTAAGTATGAAACGACCAATAAGGGGCATTTAATCGGCTCCGGTAGTTATTACGGCATGATTGATGAGTATATCGATAATCTAAAGATGCAGGATAGTTCACCTGCCGGTATTCCCGCCAAACATTTTGGCCCCGTTCGAAGCAGAGTACAGAGCGAGCCAAAACCCGAGAAGAGTATAAGAACACTTACACCGGCCGAGAAAAGAGCGGCACTAGCGTTCGGTCAGACCGATGAACAATATTTACAACATCTAGCACAATATCCAAAAGAAATGAGGTTAAAATAATGGCAGTAAAATACAAACAGGATAGAAATAGCGAGTTTAAATCCATAGATAGAGATATTAGGGAGCATGACCTGGAGCAGGATGATTTTGATTATCGTCCGACCGATTCGACTTGTCCTTTTAAGGCTTTAATAGATGAAATCAAGCAACCGCATGAAGAATATTACTTTGCTCTCAATAGCCCTGATCGTATTAACAGACTACTTGCTCAAAAGTGGTATATCGTCTCACCCGATCGGCTTAAAAACAAACGTACTTACAGGGGGGACTTAAGAGCGGAAAACGACTGCATTACTACGGGCGATACGATCTTACTTGCAAGAGATGAACGTTACGGAATAAAAGAGAGAGAATATTACGAGAAGAAGTCCGTTAGAATCATGAGAGACACTCTGCAGAGAGTAAAGACCGATGTATTTAATCCGCTAATGCCTTTTTCCGATAAGTCTTATTCTGAAAAAAATATCAGGGGATAAATTAAGTAGATGTCCTATTCCAGAATCATACTAAATAACGATATTAAACTATCCTGGGCTTATCCAAGAACGGAAGGAGAGATTGCAAGCGATATTAATGATGTTATATCTAGCAGTGATGTCTATACGATTACTCTTCCCCCGGCTAATACTGTAGAAACCGGCATAAGCCTATTGTTTAATAATGTCGGGCAAAAAGACTTTACCCTTTTATATAATGATGGAACGCCGCTAACTAACGTAATTATTCCCGGGGAAGTAATACTGATATATCTAACCGAGAATCTAACTAGCACGGGAGTATGGCAGGTAATACCTTTTGGAGGCGGTAGTAGCGGCATAGTAAGTTTTTCTACGGAAAGTCAGAATAATAGCCTCCAGATTACAAATTCAACCATTACTCCTCCTACCGGTAACATTATTTTTAAGGTTGCCGATTCGTTGAATAATTTAAATAACCTGGCTACTCAGGTACAGAATGGATTTTTAGTAATAACCGGTAATACTCCGCTTTCATATATTACCAGAAAAATAGGCGGCGGCAGTAATATAGACGTTCAAAGTGGGGACGGGGGTAGTGGGGACGTAATTATTAATTTAGCTCAAAGTCTATTCCAATTATCGAGCATTAACGTCGGTAATCTGTTAATCTCGGTAAATACGATTACCACGGCAAGCGGGAGTGAGGATATTAACCTTGCTACTGTAGATGATGGAGTAATCAATTTAAACGGTACCCAAATCGATAATATCGGTAATATGAGCATACCGGGGAAGATTATAAATCCTGCTACCGCTAAAGCTTATTGTTTCTTTTATGATAATAATGCCCCAAGTAATAATATTCAGATAGAGAGCAGCTTTAATATAGCATCGGTTAGCGGAGCGCAAGGGTCATATGTTATAACGTTTGCTACTCCTTTTCCTGATGGTAATTATTTAGTATTAACGGCGCTCGCACGAGGAGCGGAAGTCATAGCACCGTTTCAGGTGTTCTTTAGGTCGAGGTCAGCTACTGAGGTCATTATTTTTGCAACCGATACGCTCGGTAATTTGCTTCCCGTACTTGATGGCGTATCCGTGGTGGTATTTGGTAATTAAAGGGATAGTTGCCAAATCTAAATAGTAGTACGATTTGCAAAAGCAGCAGTATTTTTGCTATAATATAATTAGGTAAAAAAAGTCATGACCGGGCTTAAAAAGGTCTCCGTCATTGCTAGACGTTAAAAGGCGTAGTTTGTAGCTAAATCTTTTCTTAAAAGTTACCTCTGTCATCGCAAGACACAAAAAGGCTAGTTTTGAAACTTATCTATAACAAAGTTTATCGTCATAACTAGACGTTAAAAGGTCTCCTGAGCTTGAATTAGCTTATCTTTTTTAAATTTAAAATATTTACATTTTTTAATAATTAACAATATACGAGGAAATTATGTCTAACGGCATTAATAGACCTTATGGTTTGGAAGTAGTTCAGTCTCAAATAGGAAACGGCGGAACACAAAAACTAGGTCAATATTTTATTTACGCATCTACTGACGGCTTAACCACGCAGCCAAACAGTATTTTTAAGGGTGATCCCGTAAAATTTGTCAGCAACCCTGGTCTTACCGCAATGAGCGGAACGATAGCCCCGCAAAAGTTATCGGCAAAAACTGACGGAACAGAGGTACAAGCTATTGCAACGGCAGAGGCAGATGCTTTTATCGGTGTACTTATAAGCTGTACTTATACTGATGCAAATACCGGTATACTTGTTGAATCTGATTACTGGCCGGGTGGTAGAGCGGTAAAAGCCGGATCGCCTATTATTGCATATGTCAATGATGATCCAATGGCGGTATTCAGAGTTCAAGTATCAAGCTCTATCGCAAACGCTGATGCTTCGATAGTGTTTTTAAATACCCAGGTTGGTCTAAATAGTAGTTTATCGGTAGCAGGAATAACTTTTACTTCAGATATTGCTATCGCCGGTGGTCAAAATCCACGCACGGGTAGTAATATATACGGCTCTGTTTACTATCTTGACGGCTCGAGCATTGCAAATACCAATACTCTAGACGTAAAAATTATCGGTATTGATCCGGTCATTACAGGCAACGCAAATCCTACAGGATTAGTCCCGGGGGTAAACATGCCGTTTACTAATCTACTAGTTAAGTTTAACAAGCATATATACGGCTCAAGCGGCGTAGCAGGTCCAACAGCAGGAGCATAGGAGTATAAGATTATGTCCATAATAACAAGCGGCAATATGCCGGCTCTTTTAAAGGAAGGATTATATCTACCCAAAAAGAAGAAGAAAAAACCTGTTATAAGGCAGGGTCAGTAAAGAAAACTAAAAATAAAGGTAAATAATTATGTCTATTATAACAACCGGTGATATTCCAAGTCTGCTTTGGCCGGGACTTGCCGAGGTCAAATCCCAATATACTCGCTTTAAAGGGGAATATGCCAAAATCTACGAACAATCTAATTCCGTAAAACATACGGAAAGAATGGTTGATATTAGAGGAACCGGATACGCTCTTGAGAAAAGCCAAGGAGCACCGATTAGCATGGATACGATGGGGGAGCGGTTTATCTATGAGTTTATCCATCGTGAGTTTGCTCTCGGCTTCCAGATTACTAATATTGCCATGGAAGACGATCTTTATGCCGATCAGTTTTTTAACGGCACAAGATCACTTACTACTTCCTATGAACAAACCAGAGAAGTAGTAGCGATGAATCCGTTTAACCAGGCATTTAACGTAGCAGCAACTCTAGCTAACGGGCAACCTCTTTGCTCCGGTTCTCAGCCTTACGACGGCGGTGTTTATTCCAACCGCGTCGGATCATATAACGGCGTTAATGTTAACGTTGACTTTAGCGAAGCAGGAGTTGAGCAGGCAGTAATCCTTGCCGGTAAAATGAAAGATCAGGCAGGACTGCTAATCAATGCTCAAATTGATAGATTGTTACTTCCGCAAGATTTAATGTTCTCAGGTTGCAGGTTACTTGAATCTGTATTTAGAACAGGAACGGCTAATAACGATATAAATGCAATTTATAACATGAAAGCTATTCCAAACGGTTATGAAGTAAGCCACTTCTTAACTAGCCCTAGCAACTGGTTTGGATTAACTAACGTTAAAGGTACTCGTAAGCATTTCGTAAGACGACCGCTTAAAATTAACGTAACAACCGATGCAACAACCGAGACTATGTCGGTACTGGCATCGGGTCGTTATTCTTTTGGTATGTTTACGCCTCTTGGCGTAATAGGAGCAACAGGATCGGCGGCCTAAAATAATATATGATAGAGGAATTTAAAACATTACTTGCAGAGGCAGAAGCACAGCATAATAAGCTTGTTGTGCTTCATATAGCAAATTCTTATCCTATCCAATTATAAAGGGAAAATTAAAAATGCCGGCGACTAGTAGAAGTTATAGCTTTAGCAACATAAAAGGAGAGCTGATTATCAGAAAAGCTTATGAGTTAATCGGCATGCCGCTTAGCATGGTTACTGCCGAGCAATATAATTCGGCACTTAATATTATCAATTTTATTTTAAGTGATTGGACTAATTCTAACGTCAACTTATGGACATTAAAACTAGAACCTGTGTTTTTAACTCCGGGACAAGCATCCTATCCTTTGCCAGGCAATATACAGAAAATATTTCAGGTATTCTTGCGAGGCAACGTAAGACAATTAAATGGAACACCGCAATCAAATACGGCAAATACTTATGATGGAAACGGCGGAGGAATTGCTGCTTATGCTTTTGACGGTAATCCGGCAACAAGATGTAGGCAAGAGGTTCAAGACGGCAATATTTCTTATGATTATGGAGCGGGAGTTACAAAGCAGATCAGCATTATCGGCATCCAAAGTTATGTTTCTAATCGTCCATATAGCTTAGTTTTAGAAGCCTCACAAGATACGATAAATTGGTTTACCGTTTTTACTTGTCCTACCCTTTATCCATATAAAGCCCACGTGATTTCATGGTTTTATGTACCTGATCCAATTTATGCAAGAGCATATAGAATTAAAGAAACAGGGGGATACACACTTGATATTGAAGAACTTTATTTTAATAGTATAAGCCAGGATACCATCATGAGTGAGGTATCCAGATATGAATATCTATCTTATCCAAATAAATCGCAAATCGGTAGACCTACTATTTACTATGTTGACTACCAGCGGACTCCATCCCTCTACATTTGGCAGACTGCTGCTCCAATGTATAATTTAATAATGTATAGCGGTCAAAGCAGTATAGAAACTCTAGAAAGTTACACGCAAGGTATTGATATTCCCTCGTATTTTTATATGCCTCTTATTTACGGCGTGGCCGAAATGCTGGCAGAGCAATATGCTCCTGAAAAAACTGAAGGCTTAAGAGCTAAATATCAAGAGAGTATGACTAATGCCGTAATTAATAATACAACGGAAGTACCGCTGACTCTGGAGGTATACGGTGATTAATCTTAAGAGATATAAGGTCAATGCAGGACGAGGAAGGTTTGTTAGAAAAAATAGTATTGAGCCTGTAGGGGTGTGTGATTATTCGGGATTCCTATTTAGTAAATCCGATTTAGTTAAGCAGTATGAATACCGAGGAAACGATCTAGTCTGGACGGGGGCTATGGTTGGCCGTCCTTTTGTAGATGAGCCAAACGAGCAGAATAGACCGCCGCAAATAAAAGGCGATCCGAAAGTGGTACGAGATCCAAGACCTGAAGGTATTATGACGCCGCAAGGTCCTGAAGCAATCGGTAATAGTTCGCCTATTATTTTAGAAGATATCAACTTTACAAGTGATGATATCCCCCCTGTTTTACCTGATTTTGCCGGTCAGAGTGTTAGTAACATGGACGCACGAGAGCGTTTAGAATCGTTGCACCAAATTAAGTTCTAAAGTAATGGCTAATAATTTTAATCCCGGTTTTGATAGAGAGAAAGCAGCTTTTATAGCGTTAGCTAATAGAGGTGAAGGCCTCACTCCAATTAATTATTTATATGCAAATGAAGCTAGTTTTGAAAGTATTTTGTCTCCTGTTATTACCGGCGGTACTGCTGAGCTTTATACAATATATGCAACCGGCATTAACTCTGCCAATATTACTAATACTGAAGATATTATTACTAATAGGTTAAAGTGGAGTAATCCTTCTAATGATTATTATGTTGGCTTTACTGCCGGTAATCTAACCGGGAACACCATCTGGAGATTACCGCTGCATGATGGAACTGACGGGCAGGTCATAGCAACAAACGGCAGCGGTACTCTATCGTTTATCGATATTACAAGCAAGGCAGCTCCAAGTGATGCTACTTACATAATCAGGACACCAAATACTAATTTACCTGAAGCACAGGTTTTAGAAGAACTTGGTACAGGAATGGCCAAGATTGTTGCTGATGGTGCTTTCGCTATTGCTATCGCCGGTGAGGATTATGCAACTGCCGAGCAATTAGAAGAAATAAAGCAACAATGCCAGGAGTACGCAGAGCAAGCTGCTACTTCAGCTGAAGAAGCAGAATCTGCAGCAGGCGAGGCGGCAACGAGTGCGGGTAAAGCCGCCGCTTCAGCTACAGAGGCTACGGGAGCAGCAGCAGAAGCAACAGCAGCTGCCGGCGAAGCTAGTGTTTCAGCAGGGGCGGCAGGAATATCGGCAGGAGCAGCGGCTGCTTCAGCACTTGCTGCCGGGCTTTCAGCAGGTAGTGCCTCAAGTTCGGCGTCCGATGCTAGCGATTCAGCAAGCAGTGCAAGCGGCTCGGCAACTAATGCGGCAAATAGCGCAACTGCGGCTCAAGACTACTTAAATACTCTTTTAAATACCGGATTAACCCTGCAAGGAGATGTAACCGGTAGCGGGTTATTAAGTACGCCGATTGTGACGGTCTTTACACCCAATCCCGTATTTACGGGTAAAAAATCGATGACTATACCGGTCGGCAATAACCTGGATCGACCTGATACTTTAACTCCGGGAATGATGAGGTTTAATACTTCGCTTTAATTTATGGTAAAATTGTAAATGATCACAAGAGGTTTAAAATGGAAACAAAATTCAATATTAATAAAAAAGAAACAGAAGCATCTACAAAATTAACAGCACCGCTACCGACACCTAGCGGTAAACCGGAAATTACCGACGGGACAAGCTGGTTTACCCTGGCTACTGAAAACTGGGTTTTAAACACTATAACAAATATCCCTCCTACTCTTGTAGCAACAACGACTAACTTAACGGCTACTTATGATAACGGCATAAGCGGAGTAGGAGCTACTTTAACTAACTCAGGAACGCAAACCGCACTCGTTATTGATGGAGTTACTTTAGCTGCAGGTAACAGGGTTCTAGTTAAAGATCAAACGGATAGCATCCAAAACGGAATATATACTGTTACCGATATCGGCTCTACTACCGAAAACTGGCTACTAACTAGAAGCCTGGATTTTGATTCCCCTTCTCAAATGATTAGAGGAGAAGTTATTGACGTAATTAGCGGGACGGTTAACAGCGTAACTGCCTGGATGCTAACCTCAATTGTTACAACTATCGGGACGGACGGCATTATCTTTGCCAAGCTATCACAAAATGGGATTACGGGAGCTCAAGGTAGCGTCGATCAAATCGTTGTTACGGTTGATAATAACATAGCAACCATAAGTATTGCCCCTAACCCTATTATTCCGGGTAATGCCGGTATTACTATTCCCGGGGGAACAACTGCGCAGCGTCCTGCAACCTTGGTCGCGGGGACTATTAGATTCAATACGGAAATTTAAAATGAAAAAAACAAAACATGCTAAATCAGCTCCCAAATCACCGGAAACTCAAGCCTCCAGGCTTGAGTTTTATGACGGTTTAACATGGCAAATACTGGCAGACAAAGACTACGTAGATAATAAATCTTTGCAAACATGCTGGGATTTATTAAACGATAATACGGAGATAATATGGCAACCACTGTAATTGTCGGAGGAATAAAGCCGGATTTAAAAATTCTAGGAGATACGCAGAAGTTCTTGTTTGAGCAACCAAACGGTTCTTTTAGACTGGAAAATGCTACAACACCGCTAGATTCTAATCCTATTAACCTTAATCTGGATTTTCTAAATATTGAGGAAAAAGGATATAGAGTTGGATTTTATTCTGATTCTACCAACACTAGCGGGATGTTTCATTTAAGTTCTCTGCAATATCAGCAAAGTCAGCAAAACTCTGCTATTGTCGGCAATAAGTTAATGACTTTTAATGAAAACGGTTCAGACCAATTTTTATTCTATAAAAACCTGGATGTTAACGGCAATAAAATTATTAATGTTCCGAGTCCCGTAAATAATACTGACGGTTCTAATAAAGCTTATGTCGATAGTAAGGTCTTTGACATTAATACGAATACTAGCGGTCAATTAAATATCAACCGTTTAAACGGCTATCCTGCAAATAGCTCCTTATTTTTAAACGGCAACGGTACTTGGGAAAATCCCCGTCAGTTTACCACCAATGCATCAAATGTTACTAATGCCGGCGGTTTTATTGTCAATAATACTAATCCGGCAGCTGTAGCTGCAGGGCTTATCGTGCAAAACAACGGCACTATTAATGCAGAGTTCGGCTTTAATAATAGTACTAATGAAGCATATGCCTGGGCAACCGGAACTGCCGCGTTAAAATTCGGTACTGCCGGTGTCAAACGGATGGATATTGCCGGTAATAGCGGTAAAACTTCATTTTATGACCCTTCTTATAATTGCTATATTCGCCCTGCTAGTAATTATTTGGATATGAGAGGACTAAACGTCTATAACTCAATCACCTCAACCATTATAGAGACTAATGCCGGCAGTGAGACCTCCTCTATTGTCATGAACGGCGATTTTATGCAGTTTATCAATCCAATGGATACCCTTGGATTTATTTTTACCGATGAAGATAACTCAAGCATGACCAGTTATGTAGCCTATATCAATAGCTCCGGACAAATCGTACCTTGCTCTAAAGACAAAAAACATAGCATACGTAAGAAAGAACACAAAGATTATCTGCAAAGATTAAATAAGCTTAATATTTACTCCTATGGCTTAAAATATCAAATCAATAACAGTGATTCCGCTAAAAAAAGAATGCGGAAACAGCTTAAAATGAATGAATTGCAAATAGGAGTCATAGCCGAAGAAGTAGCAGAGATTTTTGATAATGCTACTAACCTATATAAACCGCTGGATTTATCAAAAAAAGAAAAACCGGCTCATATACCTTCGCTAGGTGTTAATTATAACACTATTCTTTGCTACGCCATTTTAGCCATTCAGGAGTTAACCGGGAAAGTAGATATTCTGGAACAGAAATTGAAAGGTTTATAACAATTTATTAATAATAATTAGGAGAATTAAAATGAATACAGCTTTAAAAGATATAAGTACCAACTTAAATGACTTAAAGTTAATTACCAGTACCCAAGTCGATCTATCCTATTTTAACAGCCTTGTAAGTAGCGTCTTTGATGATCCGATTATATATGCGAGTATACAATCGGATGTCCAGTTCATTAATCAGATTGGAGGACAGCTTTTTAATTATTTTACCGCTTCTGATCCAAATACTCAAAAAATATGGTATGTAGCATTAAAATCAGGTTTAAATCAGTCAATTGATGATGCTAATGATCTAATTAGTAAGATTCCGCAAGACGTCCCAAAAGGATCTGATTTAACAACAGTTTTAAATATCTTTATAACTGATTGTCAGGCTATTTGTAAAATCATACCGCTTAATAAGCATGAGGTAGCGGGCGCAGAACCGGAAGAATTGAATTAGTTAATAGAAATTATGCAAGTAATACGTATCTTATCTTTAGATGGGGGCGGTATTAGAGGATTATTCTCCGCTACGTTTCTAGAGAATTTTTGTAATGATGCCGGGATTAAAGGGAATGAATTATGGAAGTATTTTGATATTATTTGCGGAACGAGTATTGGCGGTATTCAAGGCTTAGCTTACTCACACGGTCTATCTCCTACTGACGTTATTAATTTATTAACGACTAATGCAACGAGCATTTTTACTATTAGAGCGGGAGTGAACCCTTTGCAACCTCTTGGACCGGCAGGGTCTGCTACTTTAGGTACTGTGCTGGCAGTTCCGGGAGTTGATCCTTATATCTACAATCAGCAACCTCTCCGAGATGCTTTAAGTCCTATTTTAGGGACTACTCGCATGTTTCAATTAAAAACTAATACTTTGATTACTGCTGTAGGGTTTCAAGGCGGAACAGGTCCTAGCACGGATAATGTTAATTTTCCATACGGCGATGTTACAAGTAGTCAGTATTATCAATTTTCCAATGTTTTAATTCCGGGTTTTACTACCGGGCAAAATTATACTTGTATTGATGTTGCTATTGCAACAGGTGCAGCACCGGTATTTTTTCGCCCGACTCTTATCCAAGGCATGCCTTCTGATACCTTCTTTATTGATGGCGGTTTGTATCAAAACAACCCAACTAGCCTTGGTTATGCGTTCTCTAATATATTATTCCCGCAGAACGTTAGCACTTGCATTCTTTCAGTCGGTACCGGATATTCTGATCCTGATATCGAAATAACGACAACATCAAATAACCTAAAAGTAGCCCCCAATAATGGATTAGGTTTACTTGCTAATAGTTTGAATTTAACGTTAAATGGAGCAACGGACGCAGTAGAACTGCAATTTAAACTGATGTCTTTATACAAAGGCGCAACAAATAATCTATCTTACTACAGATTCCAACGTTTTCTTGCAGATCAGGAATTAAGTAAACTCGATAATCCTACCCCGGAAGCTATAGCATATTTAAAATCTGAGTCAAACATCCAATATGGACAGGATGCTATAAAGATACAGCAATTTATTCAAAAATGTAATTTTCAAAAATAATTACATTTATATGATTTTTAAGAGTTATAAGCACTTATATGTTATAATAAAAAAGAAAAAGGCATATATGGCAGACTTATCAAATATTACCGCTTTAAGCGGCCTTACTATTACCAGTGATCAAACCACCGGGACTAATAATCGGGGCGCTACCTTTGCCGTTAGCAATGTTACCACTAGCCAAAGAGATCTACTCGAAAACGTTACTCCTTACGTAGTAAATGGAGTAACAGTTAAAATAAAGGAAGGAACTATCATTTTTAATATCAGCGTTGATAAACTACAAATGTTCAGAAATGGGGGTTGGGAAAGTGTTACAACAAATATAAGTACTGCTACCGGAGTTGGTTTATCTTCATCTCCTTTTTCCGTTCCGTCCGGCACAAGAGCAGCTGTTGAGGTAGCCGCTAATCAGGTAAACGGCTTTATATATAATGATACAACCAATAACCAGGTCAGAGGATATATTAATACTAAGTGGATGACTCTATTTACGTTTGCTACTACTGCCACCGGCGTTGGTCTTACTAACGGAGCACCTTTTGTATATCCGTCCGGACCAAGAGACGATGTTGAAGTAGCTGCTAACCAAGTCAATGGGTTCACTTATTTTGATGTTACTAACACAGTCCTTAGAACTTATAAGGATGCTTGGGAAACAATTACTTCAGCTTAAATTGCATAAAATTAACGCAGAATAATATGCCGAAAGATAAAGGGACTACTAAACCCATAACCCAGTTAAACAGCTTGCAGATTAACTATCAAGATCAAAACAGTTGTTTTAATCCTCCAATTGTAACAACTGCCGAAAGAGACGCTTTAGTTAATACCGATAACCCGGAAAAACCGATCAAGGACGGTACTCTGGTATTTAACGGTGATACGGGATATCAGGAGTATTACAGCGGAGGTAAATGGATAGAAATCAAAGAAGGTGGCGGCGGAAGTGGTAACGTAAGCGGACCGCCGAGAGCGGTAAACGGTAATCTGGTAGCTTTTGACGAAACGAGCGGAAAAGTAATAAAGGATTCAGGCGTTTCAACTAATCTAGTCGTAAGCGCCTCATCAATCACGGTAAAAAAGGGTCAAATTCCCGTATGGTATAATGTTGCCGCAGGAAAAATCAATCTCGCCAATAGCGGAGTTACCGTCGATCAGATTAGACAAAAGCGTGCTAGGAAAAACGTTAATGCAACCGAGCTATATCAAATTAGCAACCTCGGAGCTTTGCAATTCGGTAGTAACGACAATGTTGCAGATACCGGTATTATACTTGTTGACGGCTTAACCCCTGTTACTTTCCAAACGCAAGGTACGGGAGCGGATAGCAGAGTCTGCACCGTCATTAACGGCGAACTCGGCGAAGGCTCATCCTCTCCTTCTGCACTATTGGAAATTAATTCAAGCACAGGAGGATTTCTACATGCAAGAATGACAACAGTAGAGCGGGATGCTCTTCTTGACCCTAAAGACGGGCTTGAAATATACAACACGGATACTAAAAACCTTAATATAAGGCAAGATAGCTCTTGGGTTGAAATCAAAAGCGGCGGCAACGGCAATGTGATAGGACCACCCTCGTCAGTTGCTAATAACATCGTTTCCTTTGACGGCACAACCGGTACCTTAATAAAAGATAGCGGATTTTCTACAAGTTTTTTTAGAGATAATAATTTTAAAAATATAATGACCTTTACCGGTGGCACTATAGGCGAGCCCTTCCCTGTCAAAGGGATAGATAGCTGTAAGGTTACTTTAGTCGGTGCCGGAGGATTCGGCGGTAAATGTGTAGGTGGTTATCAAGGATGTGGAGGGGGAGCAGGTGCTGCTCTAGTAATATACTTGAAAAACCTTTTATCAATCCCGGATTTCTGGGTCTATATGTCAAGTGGTTTTGTTTACCCGGATAATACAGGAGTAAACGGCATATTTGAAATTAGAGCTAATACTTATACTACTCAAGTTAGATTTACGGCAAAAAACGGTCAGAATGGATCTGATGGATCATCAAGTGTAACTACCGGAGGAGCTGGAGGGAATTATTTAGTGGAGCAACTTGGTACCATTTATACGGCCGATAATTATAATTATATTGGTTTTACCGGAGCTTTCGGTCATGCAGCTACTAATTCCGGAGTTTCCGGTGCCGGCGGAGTTTCCATATTAGGCGGCGCGGGAGCTTCAGTTACAGGTAATAATAATGGTCCCATGAATCCTGCCGATAATTCAGGTAGTGGTGGAAGTGGAGGAAGCGGTGAAGGATTATCTCCTCAAGGAGTTACTTCAGGTATAGTAATTATAGAGTGGTAAGAAAAGAGCAATGAACTATACTACTCTCTTTAATCAGATAATAGCTTATGCCAATAGAGGAGGTAGCATTGAATTTGCTGCCTCCATTCCCTATTTTATTGAGATGGGACAGCAGAAAATCTGGAAAGAGCTAAATACTCTTGGTTTCCAAAAGGCAGTTGACGGTAGGTTTCAAGCAAATAATTCTACTATCTCCAAACCTGCCGATTGGCAGGAAACTATCTCTCTAAGCTATGGAACGACTGAATCCTTATTTACAAACAATGTAATTTTATTTCTAAGAAGCTATGAGTTTTGCATAAATTATTGGCCCAATGTCGATACCGCTACTATTGATAATCCACCGCTATTTTATGCCGATAAAATACAACCAAATACTAAGCCTTATGATAGAATTTTTATAAGCCCAACTCCTGCTCAAAATAATGTTTATCGGTTAATATATAATGGGCGACCCGACTTAATTACAAATGACAATCAAACAAACATACTAACAGACTACTACCCTGATCTTCTATTTTATGCCGCCTTTTTAGAGGCTCTTATTTATTTAAAAGATGATCAGAGAATGCCTGTCTATACAAAATTATATCAGGAAAGCTTAACGTCTGCTAATAATTTGACCAAAGATCGTTACATCGATCGCAGTGTAAAAAGAGATATAGGGTAATTTATGGCTACGCAAAAACAGATGTTTCCTATTACCTATAAGCCTGGAATACTACGTGACGGCTGCTCTTTTCAAGGAAGCTACTGCACGCGGGGGCAATGGGTCAGATTTTTTAGGGGCCAACCACAGAATATTGGCGGAATGAAAAATTATGTAATATCTATAAATGCGGTCCCGGCATATTTTCCGCCAAGTTCTACTCCGACTAGCTGCCTTATATACTATGATAGCACCGGGGGGAAACATATTTTTGTCGGTGTTTCCCTTGTTACTCAGCAACATAAATATAGCCTAATAGATGTTACTTATGATGCTGCCGGCGCACAAACCGCAGTTTATTTTACAAAATTTCCTAACCCAACAAATACCTTAACCCAATTTGTAGTAGTAACGAGCATTATTAATGCCATTCCAACAAAGGTAATATTGTGCTTAGGAATGAAAAACTACACAGATATTAACAGTAGTGAGGCAATAAGTAGCATTTTCATGAAAAGGGAAATTGCAGTAGAAAATACAGCTTTCTATAAAACAACTTTTCCTGATTTTGTTTATCAGGAAGCAACAGGTGGAATGCTCTACGCGGGAAGTAGATTATTTTATTACGGCAACAATGGACTTGTTAGATGGTCTTCAATTGCTGCAGAAAAATTCGGTAAGAAAACAAAGTTAAAACTTCCATTCCTGTTTTTTGAAGATAAATATTCCATCAATGTTAGCACCGATAAAGTAATCTACGGCGCAGAATGGCGAGGAGGAGCAAACTCACCGACAATAATCTTCTGGACCTTAAGCTCCGTTGTTCTTATTAGCAATACTACAGGTAGTAATAATCAGGTTATTGATGATCCTGATGACCTTTCTTTTAGTAAAAAAATATTATCAAGGGATAGCTCCATTTTATCTTCAAATAGCGTAGTTGAATATGACGGCATATTCTATTGGCCCGGTACACAAAGATTTTTTGTATTCAACGGCGTAGTGCTTCCGCTTGAGAATAATCTCAATCGTCAGACCTTTTTTGATACTATTGATATGAGTAAGCGTCAGAGAGTCTTTGGTGTCAAAAACGTAAGCAGAGATGAAATATGGTGGTTCTACCCTAAAAAGGGGAAAGATGCTAACGTTGGATGCACCAGAGCCGTTATTTATAATGTTGTAGATAATACCTGGTATGATACGGATATAGAGCGAGCAGCCGGGTATTTTGATAATACCGGCGGTAACATGTATACTGTAGGAAAAAACTTGAGTCCTTACGAAGGTGATAATAACAGTTATGTCTGGCAACATGAAGTCGGAAACGATCAGGTCAATCTTTATAAGGCACCAGACCAGCAAACTAAAGCTATTCCTTCCTTCTTTACGACTCCTATAATTTCTTATGCTACCTTTAACCCACAAAAACAGGTAGCAGGAATTGATTACAACATAGGTATAGAGAGGATAGAGCCTAATATTGTCGGAACAAAAAAAATAAAGATGACTGTTAGTATCAATACATATGAATATCCCGCAAGTACTCCTGTAACAACCACTTATAACCTTACTGAGGACGGAGAACTAGAGAATATTATTAGACCGGCTATTAATGAACGCATACAAGGAAGAAACATTAATTTTACTTTTAAATCAGAAGGTATCGGTTCCGGTTATCAGATGGGAACTACCTTTGTTTTAGCTGAAATAGATGATGGCAGGCCATGATTAGCGTATACCCCAAATATATTAGCATTAAATACTGGGCAGCTACTGTTTGCGATGATTATTCGGATTTTCCTCTTCCTGTGCTTCATGATGAAACGAAATGGGCAGCATGGGCAGAAACCTTAATCGGAATCGAGCCTTTTGCAAATAGAGGAGTACCAAGTCCCTATAAGGATGCTCGTAAAAAGGATGGAGAACTTGCTTTTAAAAGCTGGGAAGATTGGGCAAAAAAAGCCTATTTGGTTATGCTATCGCAGGAGAATAATTAGGATTAAATAACTATAAATATTTTTTTAACTTTAGCTGGAGTAGCTGTTTATCTTCATCTACTAAATAACCCAATTTGTCTAATATAAGGCTAATATCCAGAGAAAAAATTTTTAATCTGATTTTCGAAGGTACAGGCAGCCCGGCTGTTGAAATATCCGTAATAATTACGTCATCAATCCATGAACTTTGTATTGCACTTGTAATCATAGCAAGTATGCAATGATTATAATTCATTTGATATTCACCTGAGGATATTATCAAAGCAGGTCTTCTTTTAACTGTTTGTTTATCGGTAAAAGGAAAAGGAACTTTTACAATATCAAACTTATTATAAGTCATTATAAGCCTCTTCGTCTTCTAAAGATGACCATTCAACCAATACATTTGATAAAGAATCCAAATATTCATGATCCATATAAGGTAGTTTATTCAGTACAACCTTATCTTGCTCTATTTTAAACATAACTCTATCACCTTTCTTTAAATGTAAAAAATTTCTTACATTATGAGGAATAGTGGCTTGATATTTTTCAGTTACTTTTGATGATTTCATAAAACTATAAAAGTATGAAGTATACGTATTACTATAACAAAGTTATAATCTCCTTACAAGCTAAACTTACATGATTTTTTAAGTCTGCAGCTATTTCGTGCTATAATAAAAAAGAAAAAAGTGAGCAGATCAATAATTGTGGCTCTAGACCTTGGTACTACTACCGGCTGGGCTACTCGCGAAGCAGCGGGTAACATAACTTCTGGGACTACTAGCTTTAAAACCGGAAGATTTGAAGGCGGCGGCATGCCTTTTTTACGTTTTAAACGATGGCTTACCGATTTAAAAGCGAATTTGGGAACTATTGATGTAATTTATTTTGAGGAAGTAAGAGCCCACAAGGGAGTAGACGCCGCCCATAAATACGGCGGATTCCTTGCTCACCTGACCGCTTGGTGCGAACATCACCGTATACCCTACAGCGGCATACCTGTTGGAACGATAAAGAAGCATATTACAGGAAAAGGTAACGCTCCTAAGACTAGCGTAATAACAGCTGTTAAAAACAAGGGATTTTCTCCCATTGACGATAATGAAGCCGATAGTCTTGCCCTACTTGATTTTGTACTAAATTACCAAGAGAAAATTGAAGGTTAATTTATTTTAACTAATAATTACTAGTGCCTATTTCCTAGGCGTTACCGGTAACGCCTTAACAAGCTTACTCTGGCAAACATAGTCCACAAAGTTATCAAGATTTTTGTGGATTAACTCCTTTATATAAGCTGAAGGTTAATAGCAGAAATGCGGTTACTCTTATCTTCTTTACTTTCAAAACTGACTTTTGTTTTGCTCTCAATAGTCTCTAAATTGATTTTTTTTAGTTCATTGATGTGAAAGAATACATCTTTTGTTTTATCATCAGGCTTAATAAACCCAAAACCTTTATCATCACTAAACCAAGAAATAACGCCTGTCTTCATAAATATAAATCATAATTAAATATTTACCAAAATATCAGATTTAACATCCACTTAAAAGTATTTTTGGTTAATCTGCCGTACTATTCATCTTCTGCAAATTTTTATTTAAAGCTATAGCCGAGTATCCGGTAATTTCTTTAATACGATGATTTAAAGCGGTAGTAGTTGCAAGGTTATTAGGATTTTCTGCTAATTTTAAGGCTAAATCCAAAAACTTTTTATCAGTTAATAACTTGGTCGCACCATATCCCCCGCCAAGAAGCTTGACTGTGGTAATAGGATCATAAAACAATCCAAAAATTGCCGCACTAATCCCACCGGTAGTAGCCGTCCCTGACGGATTAGGAATATTTTTACTCTTTATAGCCATAGCTTTTGCTACAGTACCTAGTTTCTGTATTTTTTTTAAAGTCTCAGGAGTAAGCTGTTTTCTAATAGATAACCCGAGTTATGGATAAGGGATAGGTGAAGAAAAAGATATGAGTGTTATTAATCCTTAAGTATTATAGTTTTAGACAAACAAACTAAGGATTAATAACATGTGTAAGTATACCACAATTTA